ACATTGGAATCGTCGCAATGCTCCAAGTGGTATCGCTCAGTTCGCTGACGGAACGGGGCAGGGGATGCGTGTATCTCTCGACACTAAGCGGTCGGTTTATGCGCAACTCCTGCCCTACCTAGGGTTCGCTGTATGAGTGAAGTTGGCGCAGCTAAGGCAGAGTTGGCTCTGACGCTTCAAGCGGCAGGTCTCGATGTCTATGACTACATTCCCGAGCGTGTAACTCCACCAGTTGTTGTTATTCGTTCAGGTTCGCCATACTTCGTTCCATCGAGTGTTGGTTCAGAGTATCTAATCAACCTCGAGTTGGTTGTTGTCGCAGGTTTCGCCACAAACGAAACCACCACCGACGACCTCGACGACCTTATCGAGCAAACTATCCTGGCAATACCGGCTGACGCTGGATTCAAGGATGTTAGCCAGCCATACACGATCGCCATGAATGGCAACGACTACCTAGCAACCACTATCGGCATAGACCTACAAATCTCTATCTAAGAAAGGTTCTCGAGCTAATGGCAACCAGAATCAAAGCATCGAACATTAAGTTCACCATTGCATCGACTGACTACGCTGTTGACGCTGACAGCATTGAGTTGACGCTCTCTGACGCTCCTGGCGGTCAGCAGACGTTCACCGAAGTTCAGCCTTTGCAGGAGTGGAAGTTGAACATCAGCGGTATTGCGTCGGGCGACTCGACCTCGCTTTACCAGTTGCTGTTTGCTAACTACGGAACTGAAGTTGCGTTCAAAGTTGCACCTAATGGCAACACGACCGCTACTTCTTCACAGCCAATCTACGAGGGAACTGTAGTGTTTGACACTCTGCCACCTCTTAGCATGACCTCGGGCGAAATCATGTCGTTCTCGGTTGAGTTGACTGTCAAGAACTCGGTTCACACTCCAAGCGCAACTCCACCGGTCTACTTCGGCCTCACCAAGAAGACCAGCTAGTAATCATGGCTCGCCGAGTAAAAGCGAGCGGTGCTATCCAAGCCGACGGCCTCCAAAGGTTATACAAATCTTTGGAGGCTGTTGGTGCAGATAAGTCAGAAATAGCCGACGCTAACAGAGATGCAGCAGAGACGCTGATTCGCGCTGCATTGCCTCGTGTGCCTGTTCTAAGCGGTCGTCTAAAAGCAAGCTTGAAGCCTGGTACTGAGCGCGGTCTGCAGAACGCTGCAGTTGCTCGAGCAGGTAACAATGGGCGACTGGGTTACGCTGCACCGATTCACTGGGGTTGGGCTGTTGTCGGCGCGAACCACAGAGGCAAACTGACACCTAACTCGACTAGGCGATTCCGCAACATCGAGCCACAACCATTCTTTAGCGAGGCACTCGGCTACACTTATGAAGAGATCCTCGCAAACTACAACAAAAACATGCAGGCACTCGTAAACAAACACGGACTCGGAGACAAGTAAATGCAAATCGACTTCAACACTATGACGCTCAACGAGATTGAGCAGATTGAGACTATTGCCGGGCGCAACATCGACTCAATCATGGATGATGACGCTCCACGCGGTCGCTCGCTCAAAGCCATTATCTATGTGTTCAAGAAGCGCACAGACCCAAACTTTACGCCAGACCAGGCAGGTGCAATGTCCCTCGAGGAAGCCACCGCTCTGTTCGCAGGTGATGAAGACCCAAAAGTAGAAAAGTAAGAGAGGAGCAAGCCGAGAGGATGGCGGTGTTCTGCCTGGCAACTAGATTGTCACCGAGCGAATACTTATCACTAACCCGAGAGCAGTATGTTGCATTCTGCAAGGCTCTGGAGGCTCAAGGCTAAACGATTATGGCTCAAGTCAACTTCAGGTTCATCTCTAACACTAAAGGGCTTCAGGATGGCATCAAGCGTTCCAAGAAGTCGCTGTCTGGCTTTGAGTCGGCTACCAAGAAAATCAGCTCGGGCATCGGTAAAGCACTTGGCGGTATCGGTCTGGCTCTAGGTGTTGGCGCATTGGTCAACGGACTAAAAGAAGCAACCAAGGCTGCAGCTGAAGACGCTCGAGAACAGCGCATCCTGGCACAACAGTTGCGAACGACTCTTGGTGCGACTAAGGAACAGATTGCCGGCACTGAAGAATACATCGCCAAGTTGTCACTTCAAACTGGCCTGCTAGACAGTGACCTCCGCCCGGCTCTTGCCAACGCGGTTCGCGGAACTGGCAACCTTGGCGATGCTCAAAAGTTGCTCGAGATTGCACTCGATGGCGCAGCTGCTTCGGGCAAGTCGGTCGACACTGTAATGGCCGCGCTCATCAAAGCCAACAACGGAAACACGACATCGCTTTACCGCTTGGCTCCCGAACTCAAAAAGACCAAGGGCAACATCGACGACTACGCCAAATCGGTGGAGGGCGCTGCTGAAGTATCGGCAGACCCTTTTGCCAGACTCAACGTAGCGACTAAAGAACTCCAAGAGCAACTAGGCAACATCCTGCTTCCGTATGTCATCAAGTTTGCTGAGTACATGATGGAAAACGTTGTCCCAGCGGTTCAAACATTCTTCGATGAGATCAACGACCCTAAGACCGAGGCAGGTAAAGTCTTCAAGGATGTCAAGGGCATCGTAAAAGACATTTTTGACCTACTAGGCAAGATTGGTCGGTCAAAGGAGTTTAAGCTCGCACTCGAGGGTGCGCTGGGAGTTGCCAGGCTACTGCTTGACGCTCTGTTGGCGATCGACAACATTCTGAAAGATTCCAAGGCTAATGACGCTGCAAGGTCGAACGCTACAGGCTTCACTCAGAAAAACAAACAAGGTCTGCTAACTGACGCAAACATTCAAGCTGCTGCAGGCCGTCTCGGTCGCACATTGACTGGTGCTGAAATCAAGCGCGCTCGAGCAGACCTTTCTGGTGGTGCTGATGGCAACCCGATGACTCCATGGCCATTTGCTAAGGGAGGTATCGTCATGCCGAGACCGGGCGGAACTCTTGGTGTTATTGGTGAGGCTGGCAAACCTGAAGCGGTTATCCCTCTTGACCGCATGGGCGACATGTTTGGCGGTAACACTTACATCATCAACATCAATAAGGCAGCGATCACTGGCCAGGAAATTGTGACCGCGATTCAGCGTTATGAGCGCGGTTCTGGGCGCAAGGTGTTGCTCAATGGCTAACGATGTTTTCAGCATTGCTTCCGACATCGAGGTAAGCATCTACACTTACGCATCGAACACGATGGTTTGGTCGGTGTCGCGCTGGGATGAAGACAACTGGGCTTCGGGTTCTGAAACATTTTCTTGGCAGAACGTCAGTGCCGATGTTGTCAGCGTGAACACTAGCAACGGGTTTGAGGTGCAACGTGGTTACACTCGACCGCTTGCGTCTACCGCTTCAATCGTCATGCAATCGACGACTTACGACCCGGCGATGAACTCGCTAATCCGCCCAGGCACTCCAGTCCGAGTTCGTGTCCGCCCGAACCCTGACACCGCGCCATCGACTTGGGTTGTGCTTTGGCAGGGCAAAGTTTCGGACTGCAAAGTGGCTTACTCGAAGCAGTGGAACAACACCATCATTCTTGAGTGCGAAAATAACTTGCGCGATGTCGTCAACTATGTTGCACAGAGCGGAATCACAGTTGCTAACCCTTGCTACTCGACTGACTTTTGGTCAGTGATCAGCACAGACACTGGCGTGACTATTTCACAATCGGGTGGGCCTGGACTAATCGGCTATCAGCTTGAGGGTTACACAACTACTGCACCGGTCGATTATGGCGTGCTTGTCAACCACTTGAGCGACTCTAACCTGGGTGCTTTGGTGTATCAGCCAAAACTAGACCCAGAAGCGTTGTATTACTACACGTGGTATGAACTACAGAACCGCGACCTAGCACCTGATGTTGTATTCCAGGGTGAAGTGACTACTGACGCTAACCGGGCAGAGTTCAGCGACATCACAGTTGGCTTCAACACTGACCAGTTTGTAAACACGCTGCACTACACGACCGCGGGCGGTGTCGACGACTATGCGCAAAGCGACGACTCGGTGGCTATCGCTGGCTTGCTTTGGGGCGAAGTATTTACACGCCACTACTATGCGACTGACGCGGACGCTGCAGCAGCAATCGCTACCGCCACTATTCCGACCCAGTTGGTTGAGCAGATTAGCGCACCGGTGCTTTACCGCTCGGGCCAAGTGAACGAATACTTGCTACGCGACCCTCTCGACATCGCTCAAGTTTTGGTCAGCAACGATAAGGTTGAACTGAACGAAGTGTTTTACATCAGCGGAGTTAGCCACGAGATCAGCGTGGATGGCTGGAACGCAACATTCGACCTATGGAAAGGCCGCTAAATGGCATACAAAACATTCACCGCTGGCACGTTAGCCACCGCGAGCGATGTCAACACTTACCTAATGAAGCAGTCGGTTATGGTGTTTGCAGACGCTGCAGCTCGTAACGCTGCACTGACCGCGCCAACCGAGGGCATGCTCACTTACCAGGAGAGCAGTGATCATCTCACTGTTTACAATGGCTCGGCTTGGATACCATTCGACACGACTTGGACAACTTATACGCCGACGCTTAGCAACGTCACGCTTGGCTCTGGCTACACGCTATCGGCTGCTTATGCGCAGATTGGCAAAACAGTTGTTGTGCAGTTTTATTTCGCGCTAGGTGCAACATCAGCGATTACCGGTGACGTTAGTTTCAGCCTGCCAATGAACCACGCCTCGAGTAACCGCTCGGCAAGCGTTGGCACTTGCGTTATCACCGACGCGTCACCAGCCACCCGTTACTCTGGCAACGTGCTACTGTCGGGCACGCCTGGCTACGCATTCTTCCGAGTCATCAACTCGGCAGGCACTTACGCGACACAGGTTGCTCTAAGCTCGAGCGTGCCTATCGCTGCTTGGACAACTGCTGACTCAATCTCGACCACAATCATCTATCAGGCGGCATAATGATTACGATTTTTGAATGCACAGCGGATGAATGCCCTAACCAGGGCGTCGTTTACCGCATGGAAGACGCAAACCCTACCGCAATGTGTGGAGGGTGCAAAAAGACCCTAATCGGAATCATCGAACAGGAAGAAGCAAACTAATGGGTAACGTAGACAGCCAGCCATGGCCATCACCAGCCGAACCAAAGCCAGCCAAAGCACCAAAGGCTGAACCAGCACCAGACGCAGAGTAATGTCTGCCGAACTGCCAAAGCCAACTAACGCAACACTCTTGGCTCACATCGACAACCGCCTAGCGGTTATTGAAGCACGCCTGGAGATTATTGCCGACCATGAGTCGCGCATTCGCGAGCTTGAAAAGGCACGTTGGCAGTCCGCATGGATCACTAGCATCTCAACCGCGGTTGCTGTCGCGGTAATCGTTTCACTAATCTCGAGGACAATCTGATGGCACAATACATCGAACCATTCCCAGCATCTACGCGTGGCGATGAGTTTGGCAACCTGGCACCATATCGCCAGGGCAGACCACATCGCGGTCAGGACTGGTCACCAAAGGCAGGCTCGGTCATTCCGGCCATCACTAACGGAGCAATCAAAGTCAATGAGTGGAGTGACGGCCTCGGCTGGTATGTTATCCAGTCAACCGCTGACGACCTGTTTGTTCTTTACGCTCACCTTGAGGCGCAACCCAACCTGTCGATTGGTCACTATGTCCATGCAGGCGACCCAGTTGGCAAAGTTGGCAACACTGGCAAGTTCTCGACCGGTGCGCACCTGCACTTGAGCATCGCCAAGTCGAAGAACGTTCACCTCTGCACCTACGACAAGCTCATTGACCCACTAAAGCACATTGCAGCCAACCCTGCACCTAAAAAACCAACACCAAAGGCTGAACCTAAGCCTGCAGTGAAAAGTCCAGCGAAGAAGAAGAAGTGATGAAAAGACTATTAAAGCGCGTCTACCGCGTCAGCGCATTTGCTCTCGGTGTCGGCATCCTGGCACTCGGTGCAGGCTCGGTCATGAACATGAGCGCACTAGAATCAGCAACTTTTGGTGCGATTATGGCTGTTCTAGGTCTGATTGGTGCTATAGCATTTACTTACGCCGCTAAAGGTCAAGTGCCTGACGCGGACTTTGACAGCCACATCAACTCGGCCATCGAGAACGTGAAGTCAAAATCAGATAAGTAAACACGCAAGAATCGGAGAAGAACATGGCTTTTGCCAAAGATTACGTTGACGTTGCTACACGCATTCGCGACTTCAAGAACGAATACCCGACCGGCTCACTTCAGCAAGTGCGCGTCGAGTTCCACACGATCGGCTCACAGACGTTCGTGCTATATGTTGCCGCCTGTTACCGAACTCCTGACGATGAACGCCCAGGCATCGGTTCGGCATGGGAGCCTGTGCCTGGCAAAACCCCTTACACCAAGGACTCGGAACTTATGGTCGCCGAGACTTCGGCTTGGGGGCGTGCGATTGTCGCAGCTACAGGCGCAGAAACCAAAAACAGCGGTTCGGTTGCGTCGCTCGATGAAGTAAAGGCACGTCAGAAGCCACAGGAAGCCCCTACAGGCGATTGGATAGCCCGAGCGAATGATTTATCATTCCAAGGCGACAAAGAGGCTCTACGAGCCTTATACGCCTCCGCAGTGAAGTCCAAAGCATCTTCAGACATCCTTGACGCCATCAAAGCCATTGGCGAGGCCACAAACTAAAAGCCCCTGACGCGGAATCGGAGAACGCGCCAGAGGCATCACTAGCCTAACAGAATCGAGAACATAAATGTCTAAAGAAGCAATGAGCGCAGTGTTGCATCATTCCAAAGCATCACCACACGCCAAACTGGTGCTAATCGCTATCGCCTATCACGAGGGCGAGACTGGTGCCTGGATGTCGCAGGCAACACTTGCCAGGCTTTGCAACATGAGCGAGAGAACAGTCCGCAGGCATATTGCCGAGTTGCGTGACCTGTTCGAGCTTGATGTGCTACCAGATCAAGGCAAAGGTTACGGAAGTCGCAGCACTAACCGCTACTTCATCATCCTGGACTGTCCAGAGGAGTGTGACCGGTCATTCGCACATAAACAGAACTCCGCCGAGATCATCAGATTGACCGAGACTCGACGGGAGCAATACAGGTCAAAACTGACCGCAATAGAGGTCAATTCTGACCGCAATACAGGTCAAAACTGGTCGGAATACAGGTCAGTAGTGTCCTCCAATTAAGTAA